AAACCCTGCGCTCTTATTGGAATAATATGATACTGGATTTGAATAAAACAGTTGATAAAATAGCTGTGCCCGAATTCATCAGATCCTTGCCAGACAGATTTGACAGGGACGCAATCAACGAGACCCAGGAGATTTTGTCTGAACTTGGTTGGCCTACTGCACCAGTCGTGTCAGATGCGAAGCCCACTGCTCCACAAAATATAACAAGTTACATTGACCATGTAATTGGCACGACCTCTATAAAACAAGGTGTCACACACTTAGATTTGCAAGTTGCCAAGGAACTATGGCGGCTTCGTGACAACACTAAGGACTGGAAAAGAACCGAGCAATACGCCACGGAAGAAAATGAGCTAGAGTCTTTGGCTCGGTATTTTGAATCATTGCCTGTCGAAGGGCTTGATGTTTCTATTAATGAGGTTATGGTTTTAGTTGGGGACATTTTCCGCAATTCAAAACTAACTCCCTTCCACCATATTCTCAGGAAGTGGGAGAAGAAGTATGGTCTGGGACCTTTTTGGGGAGAAATCACTAAGAATGGTAAATGGAGGAAACTAAAAAGGTCAGCTTTTATTAAGTCCATTGGGGGCATTCCTGCAATGCTCCAATTGTGGGCTAAAACTTTCAAAGTCGCTCCAGGCCTTGTACCTGTCGCCGGAGTGTCTGTCAAAGGTGAGGCTTTGCCACCGAAGAAGTGGGAAAGTGATTTGGTTCGCACAGTTATTAGTGCCCCTATTGTGCATTATATTTCATCGACTTTGTGGAATTATTTTCCAAACCATAATTTTAAGTTTTGGTCTACCAATATCAAAGTCGGCATGCCCCTCAATGGTGCTAATATTAGCAAGTTGATTGCAGAACATGATGCTTACGACAACCATTTTGCAGGTGATTTCACAGCTTTCGACTCAACTGTTGGTGCATCTGTTGCGAAAATAATTGCGGGAGTGAGGAAGAAAGGGTTTTCACGTCACCGTGACTACGCCAAAATTTGTTTTCTCATTGACGCTAATTATGAAGCCTTGCTTAAAATGCCAATGATGACCACATCTACCGGCAATATTTATAGTAAGAAAGGAGGTTTGTCGACCGGGCATTCATCCACATCGACTGACAATTCCCTGGCAGTGACCATTTACTACCTTGCTGCTTGGAAGGCCATCACAGGCCTCTCGGCACATGAGTTCCGTCATTACTGCAAATTAAGTAATTACGGTGATGACCATTTGTTGTCTTGGCACAAAGCTGCTCCGCCAACCTGGAACTCTGCCAACATAATTAAAACTATGTCGCGGTTTGGTGTTGGTATCAGGGACGAGGAACCATCACATGTGCTGTCGCGGATGACTTTCCTTGCAAAAGGATGGCGCAGACCCACTGGTGCTGACATTGCAGCTTTTATACTTGCTGGAGTCGCTGTGCCCGGGTGGGTCGTGTTCCACGATGTCAATAAGCTTGTCAAGAAAGCATATGCACCGTCAAAAGATGCAAAAGTTGACAGGGACTATCGTATTAAAAG